AGTGGCTGAACCCGAAGTTAAATAGAATTACTAAACTTTAAAATTAAAAACTAATGTTAGATAGAATTACTGAACAGCCATTTTGCCAAACCCGTGTTAGTGGCAGTACTTTTGTGAACGCTGATTGCTTTGATGTTTTTCCTTTTATTGAGGATAAATCAATTGATGCTATTATTTGCGATTTGCCTTATGGCACTACTAACTGTAAATGGGATTCTGTTTTGGATTTGAATAAACTTTGGGAACAATATAAACGAATACTAAATGATAATGGGGTGGTAATTTTATTTGCACAAACACCATTCGATAAAGTGCTTGGTTGCTCAAATTTGGAATGGTTAAAATACGAATGGATTTGGGAGAAAACACAAGCAACAGGATATTTTAATGCAAAGAAAATGCCTATGAAAGCACACGAAAATATTTTAGTATTTTACAATAAAACTCCAAAGTTTAATCCACAAAAAACAGAAGGACATAAGCCTGTGAATACCTATACCAAGAAAGCCGAAGTTTGTAATAAAACAGAAGTGTATGGGAAAGTAAAGCAAGATGTAAGTGGTGGTGGAGAAACTGACAGATACCCAAGAAGTGTACAGGTTTTTGCTTCAGATAAACAAAAAACAAAGCTTGATGGAACTATACACCCAACGCAGAAGCCCCTTGCTTTACTTGAAATGCTTGTGAAATCATACACAAACGAAGGCGATATGGTATTGGATAATACAATGGGTTCAGGAACAACGAACTTGGCTTGTATCAAATTAAACCGCAAATCAATTGGAATAGAAAAGGAAAAACAATATTACGATGTCGCTGTACATAGGGCTCTGGAGTATTGCCACTAACGTCAAATAACCGAAGTAGCGGCATAGAAAGCAGAAACTTATCAAAATACACTAAATTTTATAAATATGAAAACACTTAAATTACAGCGAGTAACCAGCTATTTTGGTTACATATTGTTAGCAACTGTTTTATTTTCTTCATGTGGACTTAGAGCAAGGCAAGGCGAAGATATTCACAATACTAACGATGAAGAAGCAATTGTGATAAAGTCTAGAATCACTTATATTAAAGATGAGCGAACTGGATTGTGTTTCGCTGTTTTAAACAATTCGACAGACGGATACCGTAGCACTTTCACAATAACTTGTGTTCCATGTGATAGCTTAAAGCGCGTGTCTTTAAAATAGTTGCTAACGGATGGTGCTATGATTAGTAGCGGATTACGAGCGATAACCTTTCAAAATACAACAAATGACTGAACGAGATACGACCCTTCAAAATACCACTGCACCCGCTATTAATTATAGCACGTGTTACGCGCTGCCTTTCCATCGTTTTCCTTATCGGTGGACTTTAAAGGATTCAAAATTTACTAAGGATAAAGGTAAAGTATTTAGTTGTTTTGCCTGTGGTGGTGGTTCAACAATGGGTTATAAACTTGCAGGTTTTGACGTGATAGGATGCAATGAAATAGACCCTAAAATGATGGAAGCATACAAGGCAAACCACAACCCGAAATACTCATTTTTAGAACCAATACAGACCTTTAAACTGCGTGAAGATTTGCCGAACGAACTTTACGAGCTGGATATTTTAGACGGTTCGCCACCTTGCAGCAGTTTTTCAATGGCTGGCAACCGTGAAAAGGATTGGGGCAAAGATAAAGTTTTTAGAGAAGGGCAAGCAATGCAGGTTTTAGATACTTTGTTTTTTGATTTTATAGATTTGGCTAAAAAATTACAGCCTAAAGTTGTGGTTGCTGAAAACGTAAAAGGATTGCTTTTAGGTGATGCAAAGCAGTATGTAAGGCAAATATACCGTGAGTTTGATTTGGCTGGTTACTACTGCCAACATTGGCTATTAGATGCTTCAAAAATGGGCGTACCTCAAAGGCGTGAACGTGTGTTTTTTATTGCTTTGCGTAAAGATTTGGCAAAACCATTTTTAAAGCAAATGAACTTGTTTGATATTTTGCCCGAAATAAAACTGGAATTTAACGAACCTAAAGTTTTATTTTCTGAACTTTCGGATGATAATGATATTAGAATTGATTTACCGAAAGTAGCCGGTGAATTATGGTATAAATGTAAAGATGGGGAAAGCCTTTCAAGTGTACCCGAAAGTAACGGGAACTTTTTTAATGATATAAAAGTCAGTAAAAAACAAGTGTTGCCAACATTAGCCAGTCAAAATAAAGTATATCATTCAGATATACCAAGAAGGTTAAATGATTTGGAATACTTATTGGGTGCTACATTTCCGATAGATTACAATACCAAACAAATGAAGGCTTTTTATATGTGTGGGATGTCGGTTCCGCCAGTTATGACCGCGCAAATCAGCTCTCAAATATACGAACAATGGTTGGCGCGGCTCTAAGGTTGCGCGTAACGTTTCGTGTATGGGTAGTGTGGGAATACGAAGCACTACCCTGTCAAATTACAAATAACTTAAATACGAGAACAAATGATTGAACAACCACAAAACCCCACATTACCTATACACGGTGTTATGCCCCGTTTTTCTTCCGTGCTTTCACTTTTTGACGGAATGAGTTGCGGACAAATAGCACTTAATAGAGTTGGGATTGAATATGATAACTATTTTGCAAGTGAGATTGATAAACACGCAATAAAAGTAACGCAAACGAACTACCCCAATACGATACAATTGGGAGATGTAACGAAAGTAAAAGGTAGTGATTTGCCTAAAATTGATTTGCTTATAGGCGGAAGCCCATGTCAAGGATTTAGTTTTGCTGGCAAAGGATTGAATTTTGAAGACCCACGAAGCAAACTGTTTTTTGAGTTTGTAAGGTTAAAAAATGAAACGCAACCTAAATACTTTTTGCTCGAAAACGTTGTGATGAAAAAAGAACACCAAAATATTATTTCAGAGATATTAGGAGTGCAACCGATTAAAATAAACAGTAGTTTAGTTTCAGCACAAAGTAGGAAAAGACTTTATTGGACAAACATACCAGTAACAGCTTTAAATGATAGAAATATTGTGATTGCTGATATTGTTGGGATTGAAACAGACAATAAGAGTTCCGAAATTATTGTAACTAAAAACATATACCCAAAGAAAGGGCAAAACGGAAATATTTATGCAATAAAAGGTAAATGCAAAACATTAAGTGCTGGTGTTGGTATTACTGGAAATGGGATTGGAAGCAGTAATGCACCTAAAATAGAGTGTAATAATGAACAAGGTTGGAGAAGATTAACCGCAACAGAATGCGAAAGATTGCAAACCGTACCTGACAACTATACATATTGCGTTTCAGATACTCAACGATATAAGATGCTCGGAAACGGTTGGACTGTTGATGTAATTGCACACATTTTCGGGTCGCTCTTAAATGTGGCATAACGGTGGCGATTGGCGAAGTAAAAGCCTTGCACTACCGTTGATGTTCAGCACTACACCTGATGGCTTTTATTTTGCCAATTGCGTGTTAGCTGCTGTTTTTCTTCTGTTTGATTTTCAGCGAGATAAAAAATATTTTGAAAATATCTTTGAAAAAGTTTGCGTAATCAAAATAAGCATTGTATATTTGCATCAACAAAAACGGTAAACAATGACAACTTTAAAAAACACAACAGGAAGCAAAGCAGTAAACATCACAACAGATGCAACTGGAAACGTAAGAGCAATGTATGTTCAAATATATAATGGCGAACAACAAGTATTGCAAGCTAAAACTTTTGCAACTACAAAAAATGCTGAAAAATGGGCAAAGAAAATACTAAACTAAAGAGAGGGGGTAAACGCCCCTTTTCTGGGGCAAAAGCAAAATATAATGAGCCGACCACAACAGTAGCTTTTAGAGTTCCTGTTAGTAAGGTTGAAGAAATAAAAATAATAGTAAAATCAAAACTTAAAGAATATGAACCCGAAAGAAAAAGCTAACCAAATATTTGATAAGATGTATGAAAATCAACAAACGTCTGTAATAGGTGGCAATCACTCACAGTATGGCAATGCAAGAAGATGCTGTTTGTTTTTAGTTGATGAAATATTGAATTTAGACTTGAGGTCAAGTCCTTATGATAGTGTCAAACCTTATGACTATTGGAAAGAAGTGCGACTTGAGTTGGAGCGTCTTTAAAATTGCGTACAACGTTTACGGCTTTGCGATGGTGGGGTTTCAAGGCTCAAATGTTCAACCCACAACTAATGTTTAATAGAAATACAAATGATGAATATAGATACAAAAGTTTATAGAAAGCACGAAAGCCCCACTTTTGGCAATACCTTGTTAGCGGTAGTTTATTAACGAAATTAAAATTTAAAATATGGGAACACAAGTAGTAGGAGAAAGTAACAGCGTTGAGTATAGCACTCCGTTGAAAATAGTACAGCCATTGATAAATGAATTTGGCTTAACAAGAGATGTTTGTGCAAGTGCATTAAACCACAAACTGCCCGATTATTGGACAAAGGAAGATAATTCACTTACTATGAATTGGGAAGGTAATTGTTGGATGAACCCGCCATTTAGCAGAGATTTGAATAAGTGGGTAAAAAAAGCGTGTAATGATGCTGAAAGGTTTGGAGGAACGAAAGTTTGTTTAATACCTGTAAGAAGTAATACAAAATGGTGGGCGGAAGTTTGTGTAAAAGCAGAAATTCGTTTTATCAATGGCGAAGTAAATTTTAATGATGAAGAACGTGGACTTTGGTTGCCGATGTGTATTATCATTTTTGGTGAGAAGGCAAAGGTTGGCACGTTCTCTGTTTTAAATTACCGCTAACGGTTTGCGTGTATGAGCAGTGGCACTTGTACACACTTTCAAATTAGCTACACCGCTTGTGTGCCATTGCTTATACACGGTGTTGTGCGTATGTGCTTATTCATTAACTAATTAAAATCAAAACAATGGGATACAAAGGTAAAGTTTACGCAAAAATTAACGGCAAATACATTGAATGTACTGAAACCGTTCAACAATTAGAGGACAAAATCTCAAAACTTGAAAGTGCGTTGGATAAAATTGCAAATGGAACACAACCGTACAATGAAAGAGAGGCTTTTATATTTGTCGATGTTGCTAAACAGATTGCGAGCGAGGCTCTTCTTTAGCATTACGCACAACTTACTTATTTGCGCAATTCAAAAAAGTGAACCAGATGCAAAATAATGAACTAAAGAATAAAATCATAAGAAATATAGACATAGGAATGTCTAATAATATGCTAAGTAATAATGATTTAATTGACATTATAGAGACTTCTGGATCATATCTAAACCTAATGACAATATCAGACTATTCAAAGCATAATAAAATATCATACAACGGCGCAAAGCATTTTAGGGAACAATTAGAATTATTTGGAGTAAAATTTATAATTGATAACGATTAAATAAATATTAAAATGGAAGCACACTCAAAAAAGCAGTTTATTAAAGAAACTATACTATTTTACTGGGGTTTATTTGGCAGAACATTTAAATCAGAAGATATAGTTGAGTTTATTTGGCACAAAAACAAAAGTAAGTATATCTACCCTGACACCATACTTAGGTACATGCGTGAACTAAAATCAGAAGGTAAGATAAATTACCGTGTTCAATGCCGGAAAAGTAGAATTTATTTAAAAACAAATTTATAAAAAAATGGAAATTAAAAAATTTAAAACGATTGTTAATCTTTTTTCAGATTCAATTAATTTATCAGCTGAATCAAGTGAACATACTAACAAGTTAGTAGATTTTCTTATGTTACAATTAATACAACCAAATTGTTATGATATGATTGTTGACTTTGTATTAAAACCGTACAATGAAGAAGACCTAATAAATTTATACTTAGATGTAAAGAGATTAAATTTATTTTCAGAATATGATTTATATAAAAATGTAGATATTGTATTTACGGGTCTTTTAGATTACGTTGATAACGGGTTTAAACATGGTGGCACTTCAGTAACTACTTCATTATGTTTAATTGAAGGCAAAAAAGGTAAAAAAGAATTTGAAATGCAATTAAAATTAGAATCAAACCATAAAAATTTTTTAGGGCCTGATAAAGTTATTGAATCTATTTCAAATGACGTAACTATTTTAAAGTAGAATTTATTTAAAGATTTAGTACTTTGTATTGAAAAATTAGTTATCTTTGTAGTGAAATTGTTTTTTAGTGGGTCGGATCATTAAAAAACAATGTGGTGAATTTAAGTAACCAATATATAGGGCTCAGGTATCCGACACTGAAGCCCTTTTTTTATTTTATTATGGCAGGAAGGAAGGATAAAAATACAGTTGATTATTTTCCACATTATTGCAAATCCGGTAAAACATTATTCATACTTGAAAATAAGTTTGGTAATGATGGGTATGCTGTTTGGTTTAAAATACTTGAATTATTAGGCTCAAATGATAATCATTACATTAATTGTAATGATTTATCTAACTGGGAGTTTTTACAGGCTCAAATGAGAGTTACTGAAAATAAGTTAACAGAAATATTAAATTGTCTTTCAAACCTAAATGCAATACACGCTGAATTGTGGGATAATAAAATAATATGGAGTTCAAACTTTGTAAAAAACATTAATGATGCCTATTTAAGACGTAAAACAGAATGTATGCAGTTTTATGATTTATGTAGTCATTTATCAATTAAATGTAAACATAAATACGATGAGAACGGTATTGTCTTACTCATAAATACGCAAAGTAAAGTAAAGGATATTAAAGTAGAAGAAATAAAAGAAAAAACGCTTTTTGAAAAAACTTTTGATGACTTTTTATTGATGAGAAAAAACATAAAAAAAGTACCAACTGAAAGAGCCATTCAACTTATAAAAGATAAATTAGTAAAATTATCAAACGGTAACGATAATGTTGCAATAGATATTTTGAATCGAAGTATTTTAAATAATTGGCAGGATGTTTTTCCTTTAACAAATAATCATACGCAAACAGCAATAGTAACTCCAAAAAACAGATCCGTAGCATTATGATAGAAGTTTACAATCAAATTGATTATGTTGATGAATTGGAACGTATTGTTTTAGGTTCTGTAATATCTGACAAACACGTTACTGAAATAGTTTTAACTAACATTATTACAGATGACTTTAAAAGTGAAAAGAACAAGATACTTTATAATTGTTTTTTGCGTTTGTACACTTCCGGGAAACCGATTGATTTTGTGACAATAAATCAGGACTTAAAATCAAATAACGAATTAAACATTGTAAGTATTACTTATGTCATTGAGTGCTCAAATATAATCGGTTCAACTGCTAATATTAACGACCATGTAGAATATCTCAAAAACGAATCAATAAAAAGGCAATTAACAAACTTTGGTCAAAAGATCATTCAGGATTCATTAAGAGCCGAAATAAGCAGTTTAGATCAATTGTCAGAATTTAGTAAGTTTGCAAATGATTTGATAAATAGGATTTATTTTAAGAAAGTAGTTACATTCAAAGACACCGTTTTAGAAACGATTGATGAAGTTTTAAAGAACGACGGTAAGGAAATGATAGGTATTAAATCAGGGTTTACAAAATTTGATTCAGTAACTTCCGGTTTTTCAGCTCCAGATTTTACAATCATTGCAGCTGGTCCAGGCGAAGGTAAAAGTACATTTGCAATGAACATAAGCAAAAATATAGCACTTTCAGGAAATGAAGTTTTATACTTTAGTTTAGAAATGAAAGAAAAACAGTTAATTTGGAAGCTATTAAGTGATGAAACGAATATGTCTGTAATGGACGTTAGATTGGGACGTATTCCAGTAGATCATTCAGTTAGAACAAAATTAGTCAGAGCAAAATTAAACATATACGACAAAGGCGGAATTTCAATAGATGATATTTGCTCAATAGTAAAAATGGAAAAGAGTAAAAAGGATATTAAAATAGTTTTTATAGATTATTTACAATTGATTAGACTTGGAAATTTTTACAGAAAAGTAGCAAACCGAAATGATGAAGTTACAATTATATCAAACCGTTTAAAACAATTAGCAATGGACTTAAATTTGCCTATTGTAGCCTTATCACAGCTAAATAGAGATAAAACAAGGAAAACGTACACCAAAGCAGATTTAAGGGATTCAGGGGCACTTGAGCAGGATGCAGATAATATAATTTTTATTTTCAGACCGTTTGAACACGACATGGATTCTTACCAATTAGGCAAAGATTCAATTGATTGTGATGAGCAAACAGCGATCATTAAAATAGACAAAGGTAGGTTAATGAGAACCGGAGAATTTCAAATGATATTTAAAGGTGAATATTCCAGGTTTGAAGATATAGGACAAATCCAAAACAATTCAGATAATTACAACACAAGTATAAACATAAATAGAAATAACGAACCAACACCATTTTAACATGAAACACATATCAGAAATTTTACCACTTGCATTAAAAGAAATTGAACAAAATTCAACCAAAAAACCAATTGAAATGATAAACAATTTACGTATATCAGAAATATACATTATGTTAGAGCTCCGGGAACCAAAAACATTCCGGCAACTTTGCACAATCTTTGAAACAGAGCTAACAGAAGAACACATTCAAAAAATGCTTCATAATTTGAGAGTAAAGGAACTTTTAACTAAAGACGTTTGGTATAGTCTTACTGATTTAGGCACTCAAAAACTAAATCAGCACATTGATAAAATTTTAAGTAAATTATGATACCATTTCCTGAAAAATTAAATGTAAACGAAAAGATAACCGAAAGTCATTTCTTTGGTACGTTTATGTTTCCGAATGATTTGGATTTTTTAGGTGAATCAACTTCATTGCAGTTTTTTGTAGATGCGTTTAATGAAATGATAGAAAAAAGAAAAATAAATTAATTATATTTGTCAAACAATTAAATTAACATAGGAGCGGCCACAACCTGAGAATAGTAATTAAGGCCGTTCCTTTTTAAATCAAAAAAAAATTAAAATGGATAACAGAAGATTAGAAAGATCATCATTTGAAGTAAAAGACACAATAGATAACATTATATCTGAAATTGAAGACTTAGAATATAAAGTACAAGATTTGGAACAAAAGTTAACAGATAGAGATAATCAAATAGAAGAGCTTGAAGATAGAATTTATGAACTTGAAAATCATAATAAAAATGAGTAACTCCAAAAGATCAATCTTGTACCAATTTCCACAGATACAAGAAACCAAAAAAGGTACATTCTTTGTGAACAATCTTAAATATAAAGAAATTGTCAAAGACACAGATTTTGAAACGGATTCAGAAATAGACCCAGATTTAAAATATATTCAAAATTACCTTATGTGTACTATTTTAAACGACCGAATGACAGAGCATAATTTCAGCTTAAATCTAAATTAAAAACATTAGAAATATGAATGCAAAAGACAAAGCAAATTATTTAGTAAATTATTACACTGAACTTTTAGATTTAGGAACAAGTAATTACATAAAAGGATTAGGGAAACAATGTGCAATGAAATGCGTAAACGAAATACTTAAAACTATTGTTATTTTAAAAGACAATGATATTACTGATTTTAGATATTGGAATGAAGTAAAAAAAGAAATTGACTTACTGTAATGCAAGACCCTAAAAAAATACACACAAAAAGCAAATTACCAAAATGCAGGGTAAACGGGTGTTTAAAAACCGGAAACTTTGAAAATGGAATTTGCGATAAATGTAAAGTTCTTTTAAACAAAGCGCAAAAGCGAAACAAGCCATTAAGGAAGCAAAGTCAAAGTTCATGGTCAAAAGCATTTAGAGAATGTAAATCATCATTTCAAAAACTTAGAAGGCTTCAGGAAATGGATAACAACGGAGTATGTAAGTGTGTAAATGGTGAGTATAGACATTGGAATAGATGCCAGGGAGGACATTATATACCAGCCAAAAACATAAATACTTGTTTTGAACCAATGAACGTACATCCACAATCTGGACATAAAAACAGAGACATGGACAACCCAATAGTAAATAATGAATATAGAGAATACATGGTGAATCGTTATGGTTTAGAAGCAGTTCAAGATTTAGAAATAAGATCAAAGCAAAGTAAACATTATTCAGCTATTGAATTAATTGAAATGAAAAAGGATTATGATAAACAAATATTTGACATTATGAAAATGATTAAATAAATTTTAAACATTTATTATAATTAATAGTGGTAATTAAATTAAAGTTTAATATTTGTTTACTTGGGTGGGGCCGGTTGTCAAAAGAGATTTCCGACCCCTTATTAAAAACCTAAAAAAAAATAATAATGAAAACATATGCAGTAACAGGAACATTTCACGGTCTAATCATTGAAGCAATTTGTGAAGGGGAAGCAAGACGTATATTTCACCAATATTACAAAGGTGAATCAATTATACAATGCCATTTAAGAGACAATAAGTATTTCAGATATTTAGCAACATTAATGTAAAACATTTATCTTTGTAATAAAAAAGATGGAAACAATAAGACAGACACCAAATTGGAAAGGAAATATAAAACCACAAGGTATTATACTTCATCATACTGCAGGTTCATATGTAGGTTCTGTTTCATGGTGTTTAGACCCAAAATCAAAAGTAAGTTATCATTGTATTGTGGATTTAAACGGAAATTACACAACAATAGCAAAAGATAATCAAAGAGCATGGCACGCCGGTAAGTCATCATTTAACGGACGTAAAGACTGTAATTCATTCATGTTAGGTATTGCGGTTAGTGGTGACACCAATAAAAGACGGTTGACAGAATTTGAGATTGAAACAGTATCGAAGTGGTGTTTTGTAAGGATGAAATTATACGGGTTTGGATTAGACAAAGTTACCACACATAGGGAAGTTTCACCAGGACGCAAAAACGACGTTTCAATAGAAGCGGAAACACAAATCAAAAACAAGATTCAGGAACTTTTAAATCAATAAACATGGCAATAGATTGGTTAAAATACGTTAAACAAGTAACAGTAAGTACTGAAATACCTATTAAAAGGAAGGTGCCTAAACACATAATTACATTTTCATCATGGCAAAGAAGGAATTATGATAAAAATAATCCAGACCATAACATAATTGAATATTCCACTAATTTTTCAACAAATTAAACCAAATAAAATGCAACTAACATCATACCAAATCAAATCCTTAACTGGATTAATGACCGAACAAACGGAAGTCTTTTTTGAAGAAATGAAAACAAAGATTGACAAACCTTTGGATTTGAACGATCTTAAGAATCAATTTTCATGGTTAGAGATTTTGGATAAATTAAAGTTAACATTTACAACTCTAATAGAAGTAATCGGAAAAGGGGCCAACATTCTGTATGTAGACGGAAAATTACTCACTGTAAAATGGTATAATATTTTTGGGTTAATAAAACTCATTTCAGTTGGAAAGTTGTTTGTTGACCTTATTGTTGAAGTATATAAAATTTGGTCAAAATGAAAACAAGATATTGGTTTGTTTTAATGGAATGCAAAAACATGAAAGAAGAATTTGCTGTTACTTCAAACGAAGAAAACCCACTTTCAATTGAACGAATAAAATATTTGGTATCTAAAAAGTTCAATTTAAATAAGTCTGAATTAGTGGTTTTAAATTTCATAGAGTTTAAAACACAAAAAGAGTATAATGATTTTTTTAAAATAGATAATTAAAACAAAATGACAGATTTATCAAAAAGATTAAAGGAAGACAATCAATTATTTAGGGCAATTTATAATTACCTAAGCCAAGTTGAATCAGAGATTGATTATAAAGAATTAGGCAATAATTCTGTAAAAAATGACCCAATTTCAAATAGAACTGAATTTTATGACATGGTTATTGATGTTTCAATAAAGTTAAAATCAAATAGTCATGAGTAATATAAGGATAATCTCTAAGGTTGTAGACAAACAATATATGATTGACAATTTTCCTAAATTTAAAGACCCACATCCAAATATCAATAAGTTTAAATTATTAGAAGGCAGTATAGTTATAAATAAACAATTTGAAGAATACTTTGAATTAGACAGTTGCAATACTGGTTTTTATGGTGATTATTTTTTCATGCATAAAAAAGGAGATAATAAAAGAACGGTAAACGAATTAATAGAGTGGATTTTAAATCATAACTACATGAGTAAAAAGTCAGATTTTATAAATAGGGTTAAAAAAGTATTAGATCAATTATTGAAATACGATGCAAATTTTTTAGTAGAAGTTTAAAACAATTTAAAAAGAAATAGATTGAAAACTTATAAAAATTTTATATGGAAGTTCGAGAATTAAGAATAGGTAATTATCTTAAAAATGATGGAGTTGTCGTAAAAATAGATGCAAGATCAATATTTGATATATGGGGCGGTAATTTAATAACACGTATCAAAAAATACGAACCAATTTTAATTACAGAATCATGGCTTTTGAAGTTTGGAGCAGTAGGGTGTGGTGGGAATAGATTTTATTTAGATATTAAGGACACATTACAATTATTTTGGAACATAGGAGATGATTATTTTATTTGTGGGTTTAGTTCAAGATCAACGCATGTTTGTTATTTTAATGAAATTAAGTACGTCCATCAATTACAGAATCTTTATTTCGCATTAACTCAAAAAGAATTAACATTAAATGAGTGACTTATTTTCTAACATACCTAATAAAGAACCTGAAAAATATATTAATGAAGTTGTTAAAGAAAACAACCTAAAGAACCAAATAGAAGTAAACGCCTTAACCAATTCAGCAATAAACAGGCTAAGAGAAACCGGCAAAGAAATAACCCAAACAGAAAGCGGATTAATCATTAAATACTAAATAAAACATGGAATTAAAAACAGCAATAGAAATACTTGAATATCATCAGGAATGGAGATTAGGCAAAAGAGATGACATGATACATGAGCCAAAGGTATTAACTCAAGCACTTGACATAATATTAAGTGAAGTAAAATCAAAAATAAAAACACCAAATTAATTATTTTAAAAAATAATAAAAATAATTATAAAAAAGCATACAAGTTATTATTATAATGATTATCTTTGTGTATCATTAACAAGTAAAACAAATATTATGACTTATTTAGTAAAATACCAATTAAGAAACGATTTGCAGTTTAAAACAACTGTTACTAAATCAGGTGAATTAAAAGACACAGAACATTTAAGGTCTTCTTTGGCACAAGCACATTATTATGATTTTAATAATCATATATCTTGCATTGATATTGTTAGTGTTAGTATCCAACCAATGTAAAACCAAACATCATGCACGAAAACCACATAGAAAAACCAACCTTCACATGTTATGAATCATACTTAGGTATTGACATTGACAAAGACGATAAGACCTTTGTTGCCGGTGTTTGGTCTGAATCAAAACAAAAGTATGTTGAGTTGGCTTACTTTGATTTGGATGAACTAAAATCTGAATTAAATGAGATTTTGGCGTATAACTTTCACGCATCATTGACGTACATCGCTGATCACTTTGGAGCAACAAAGGATTTTAATAATCCTGACCAAAACCTAGAAAACACATTTTCAGCGATTGACAAAAAGTTTAAGGAATTTATAAGGAATTAAATAACAAATCTTAGCAGCCAGTCACATCCTGAGAATGCACCTTAGACTGGCTGCATTTTAAAAATCAAATTATTAAACAATTAAATTAATTAAAAATGTTAAACACAAAAGTAATTGTACGTTGCGACCGTTCAGGCGTTTTTTTTGGTACTCTAAAATCTATTTCAGGACAAACAGTTGAGCTTGAAAACTTTAGGAAAATATGGTATTTTTCAGGAGCAAAATCAGTAGAGCAAATAAGTATTGACGGGTTGAATGATGATTCCAAAATAACACAGGTAGTTAATTCTGGTATAATGACCGACGCTATTCAAGTTTTACCGTGTACTGAAAAATCTATTATTTCAATAGAAAACAAAAAAGAATGGAAGCAATAGAAAAGTTTGTAAAATTAGGCGATGGCTCTGGCTATGGCGATGGCGATGGCGATGGCTCTGGCTCTGGCGATGGCGATGGCGATGGCTCTGGCTATGGCTCTGGCGATGGCGATGGCTATGGCTATGGCTCTGGCTATGGCGATGGCGATGGCTCTGGCTATGGCGATGGCTATGGCGATGGCGATGGCTATGGCGATGGCTCTGGCTATGGCTCTGGCTATGGCGAATATTATGCTAAAATATGGGGAGAATGGTTTGAAGTATCCGGAGAAATTGAAAATAGTCTTTGCAGAAATATCCCGCAACATCATTACGATAAAATAACTAAAGATTTCATTAAATCGGTTAACAATCTTGAAAGCCTCCGGGAACTGCGGGAAAAAATTGGCCTTAATAAATACATACAATTATTGGATGCAAAAATTATTCATGAAGAAAGCGATCATCAGCAAAACAGAATGAAGCTTTATAAGTATGACGAACAAGGAGAAAAAGTAATTCTCTTAGAGGTAATATGTCCATCTACTAACAGAATGTATCATCTGTACCCACCTAATCAAAAAGCAAAGACCTGCAGCGAGGCCAAAGCATCAACATTTGCTGACAAGCCGCTGGCTTACCGGCACGGCGATGTAGGCCTGCTCAACATAACAGGCGAAAAAATATTGATACCATTTTCAGAAACATAAAAATTAAAAATCATGAACAGAAAACAAAGAATTATTGCAAGGGGTGAAAACTCTAATCATTGCCATGTGATCACAGGTGATGTGCAATTTGATGCACAAGGTCGCCTTGTAGTTAATGAAGATAGCAATGCTGTTTTGCGGCATTTGCTGGAAAAAGAATGGCTTGAAGGGAAAGAGGTATGGACGGGTGAGCATACAGATATAAGCCTTCAACCTGGTATATATGAGTATGTACCACAAATGGTTTTTGATCCCCTTTCTAAACGAATTGAAGCCGCAAGAGATTAACCCATTCATATACACCACCGGAGCCGAGCCGGTGGTTTTAAACAATGTTCACCCCATCTAACATATCATCACCCGAGCAGATTCATAAAGAACTGGACGAAATACAAATCTTCCTTGAAAATGAATATGCTGCCGACCTGGGAGAGCAGGTGCAAAAAAGATTTGATTCCTTATGTGCTTACATGGCCAGATCAGTGAAGTTAAAAGCAGATGCGGAGTGGCATTATAATTCTTTAATAGAGAGCTCCATTATGGAGGTATTGAAAAGAGGTTATGAAGGAAGGCTATCACCATCAACAATAAACAAGTTTGTAGAGGCGGCAGCAAGGAATTATAAATTTTTAGTTACATGGGCAGACCGGGCAAACAGAGCCTGCACCCATCAGCTTGAAGGAATACGAAGCGTAATGAGTACGCTGAGAAGTGAAAGGTTTTCTAATAATTACGGAAGGGGGTAATAATATATGAGCCTTGCAAATAAATTAACGGTACAAACATTGAAAGCCTTGTCTTTAAATGGCTATCATGTTTGGCGGCAGAATAACGGTGGTGTGTACGATCCTGTTAAAAAGGCTTTTCGCCGTAATAGTTCAACGCCTGGTGTAAGTGATATAATCGGTTTTCATAAAAAAACAGGTGTATTTATTGCGGTTGAGATCAAAGCAGGGAAGGATAAGTTAAGTCCTTACCAGGAACGTTTTTTAGCTGACGTTAAAAAGGCGGGGGGTGTTGCAATGGTGGTAAGGAGTATGGATGATGTTGAAGCTCTTTATAAATCTCTTATTTGTTAACGAAGGCGGCTTACCGTGTGTGGTGGGTTTGTAGCGGTGGCAAATTTTGCCTTAGGCCTCGAAATTGCCGAAGGCCGCCTGGAGAAACGCAAAGCGGTTCGGGAAGGTGGACTGAGGTAGAGGAAACCGGCTTTCGGCAATTTGATGTAGGCCGCCGTCCGGGTAAGTGAGAAAGAGTTTGTTGAGTTTTCGAGGCCGTAGGACAGCCATCAGTAAGACCGGGAGTTTGAAAAACGTTTGCGGCTTTGTGCCGTTCTAAATTTTAAACTTTTAATTATGAGTACAGAAACTTCAAACTTAAACGACCTAATGGCACAAAACCGTGTGTTATGCGCCGAAAAATTTGAAAAACAAAAGCTGAAATTTATATTACTAAAGTTCGGACATCCGCACTGTTATAATAGGCGGCAAAGGGTAGAGGTTGATGGCATTGTTAGGTTTATGTGCGAGCATCAATTACAGATGTGGCATAATCAAATGGCTGATGCTGCCCGTCTGTTTTTTGGCGCATAACGTAGGGATTACGGCTTTCACCCCGCAATGAATAAAAATAAAAAATTGAATTATGAAAAATTGTCCTGTATGTGGTAAAGAAGTAGGGGCTTACCATGAAGTAACATTTAAAGACCCTTACATTCATAACAACCCTTTTGATGGCATACACATTTACGGGGCTTATTCATCACCAAAAGAAACGATATGCTTTGAAAACAATTTTTTGCACTTCGCTTTTTATGATGCAAATGAAAATTTAGTAGATCATAGGTTGGTGCAATTAGCAGTTAAAAATCCAACTACAAAAAGCCCGTCCGAAGAATATATGGAAATGTGTGATGAGCAAAATGAAGAAGAAGAAACTGATGTTGATTTTATGAACGAAGCTTATGATAGAAAATTTTCAAATGATGCTGATGAATTGCCGTTCTAATAGTTTTATGAATTTCGGGGTGAAAGGATGGCGGTCCAACGATCCAGGCGTTTGCGAAGGGCAGTCGGAGACTGACTGGGAGCAACGGAATGTGTCTTTTGTAAACGCCATGTTCTGCGAAGCGGCGTTTACTGGTTTTCACATTCCGGCCTGGATCGTTCGGACGAAACGAAGGGGGATGGGAGCTTTGAAAAAGCGTAATCACCCGCACGGGTTTGAGCTAAGCCGTTTCGTCCGAACACCAGAAATTGCCGAAGTGGGTTGTGAAGGCATGAGGTACGAATGCTGGGAACAACTTACGAGGTAAAAGAATCTTCATTTCGGCAATTTCCATGTTGGCCGCCGTCCGAAATGAAAGC